CGCGGCCCTCGAAGTAGCCCTGGAGGTCGCCGACCTGCTGGCGCCGGTCGACGTCGTTCATCTGCGCGGACCAGGACTTGGCCTGGTCGATGACGAACGACTGTCCGGCGTCGTTGAGCTGCTGGTAGTTCAGCGTGCCGCCGGGCGTGTAGGTCGCGATTGTGGGGTCGCTGATCGAGGTGATGTGGACGGTGTCGCCGAACCGGGAGACCTCGTCCTCGTAGTCCCGGTTGATGACCATCGGGGAGCCGAAGACGAGCTTCTTGCGGTAGGCCTCGAGCAGGACCTTGGACCAGAACTCTGCCTTGTAGTGAAGGACAGTCATGTTGCCGTGCCTTCCGGGTCACGGGTTGACAGGGGATTGACCTTTCCGGTCGATCCGCTGTCGTCCCTTTCCGGGGCGGCGAGCGGCGGTGTGAAGCTGGTGGTGCGGTGGTGCTAGTTCGGCGTGTTCAGGTAATCCCTGAACAGGCCTTGTGCCATGGCCTTGGAGATCTCGGCTCCGGTCATGTGTTTCATGTCGGCTTCACCGAGCTGGCGTGCAGTGCCGGGCGCTGCGTTGAACGATCCGGCGGTCGACGCCTGGCGCGGCGGGGGAGCCGGCGCAGCAGCCTGCGGCGCGGCGACGGCGTAGCGCGGGTTCGCGGCTACCGCAGCCTTGACCGCGTCGAGCACTGCGGCCGGGTTGGCCGGGTCGACGTTGTCGAGCGACGCCAGGAACGAGCGCGAATCGAGCAGCGCGGCCGCGTCCGCGCCTGCGGTGTGCGCCGCCAGGAGTACCGCGTTCTGCCGGGCGAGCGACGCCTTTTCGGCCTGCACTGCCTGAAGCTGAGCGGCGATCTTCTCCGGATCCGGCTCCTCGGGTGCGAGACCGAGCGCCTTAGCGATCTCGGCGCGCTGCGCGGCTAGCTGCTCGTCGAACGTCTGCTTGTTCGAGCGTGCCCGGGTCTCCCAGTCGCGCGCGTGTCCCTTCCACGACTCGGCGTCGGCCTGAGCCTTTTCGGCGATGGCCTTCCAGTCCGGTTCGGCCGGCGCTGGCTGCGCCGGCGGAGCGGGGACTGGTGCCGGCACGGCCGCGGTCGGCGGCGCTGCTGGCGCGATGGGCTGCTCGGTCAAGGTTCGTTCTCTCCCTTTGCGGGGTGGTGCGGTGACCTACCTTTTCGGTGATCACCTCGGCCGGATTATCGCACACACGTTCGATACGCGTTAGTACATCGGCGCCTGCTCTAGTCCCGGCGTCGGGTACGCGGCCTCCCACGGCGGCGCCGAGAGCACCTGACCGGATTCGCGGTCCGGGCCGGGCACACCGGTGACGTTCGAGCCGACCGCGCCGGAGTAGTCGAACGGGCCCGGGTGGCCGGCCGCGGCAGAGGGGACGTGCTTGCCGTTGGCCGGCTGGCCGTTGTGCACCATCGGCGTGGGCCGCGGACGCGGTGTCGCCTTCCCGCCGGTCCTCTTGCTCGAGCTGCCGCCCGTGCCCTTCGGCTTCGGTGTGCTCATGCGGAGATCTCCTGTTCAGGGTTAGTCGCCGTCGACGCGTCCGGAGTGATGCGCACGTCGCCGGCGATCTCGTCGACCTCCTGGCCGATCGTGGCCTCGGAGTCCTGCGGCGCCTGGAGCATGACCCGCGCGCGGCCGAGGATGTCGAACGCAGCCTCGTCGCGGATGCGTTCGAGCTCTTCGGTGACCTGCTCGTCGGTCCAGTCCGGGTGCAGCATCTTGATCAGCGTCTGCTTGCTCGCGGCCTGCGCGTTGGAGAGCGCCAGGGCGGTCTTCGACAACTCGTCGAGCGACGGGAGCACCGCATCCGGGAACACGATCACCGGCCGCACCGGGTCGACCGGCCGCCCGTAGACCGTCTTGTCGATCCACATCAGGCTATAGAGCGCGTCAGCGAGCGCGGGACGCCAGTAGTTCAACTTCTTCGCCCGCGTCAGCAGGGTGCGACGCTCGCGGTTCTCGATCTCGGTCGCTGTCATCGCCGTGGTGGGCGCGTCGCCGAAGGTCTGTGGCGCGTACCCCGCTCCGCGCAGCGCGGTGTTGATCTGCTCGGTCATCGACTGCTGATGCTCTTGCCACCTGATGACGAACTGCGACGGGGTGATGTTCGCCTTGTCGGCTTCGCCGGCGAGCATGTTGAGCGGGGTGAAGATCTCGCGGTCGATGTCCGCGATCGCGCCTCGGCCCGGGCCGAGGTCGTCCAAGTAGGTCGGCGGGACGATGAGGCGGGACTTGGCCAGCCGGATGTCCCGCATCCACGACGAGTAGGTCTCGTCGATCGAGTCCATGATCGGTTCGATGCCGGCGTAGTCGGAGCGGCCGAGCGCCGCGGCGTGGGCGATGTGCCGCCAGTACCGGTTCGGGCGCATGTTCGGCACATAGGTGACGGTCGAGGCGTCCTTCGGCAGGTCCGGCAGCGTGATCCGGCCGTCGGTGTTCAGCTCGGTGTACGTCGGTGCGAGATCCGGGTAGCCGGCGATGTCCGCGCGCTGGCCGAGGTAGATCTGGTCGCCGACGTACACGGCGTGCTCGATCGTGTTCGCGACGAGGTCGTGGTCTTCGAGGTGGCGGTGGACCTGGTCGCCGTCGTCCTGGAGGACGCGCCAGAAGATCACCGAGATGAGCTTGCCGTTGCGGAACGTTGGCACGGCGGCGTCGGCGTGGACCAGGTCGATCCAGGGCTTGTCGCTGATGTCTGTGTCCCACGCGGTGCGCAGGAACAGGCCGCCGAGGCCGGAGCAGAGTTCGGCGCCCTCGAGGAGGCTGGCGTGTAGGTCGTCGTCGAAGCGTTCCTCGCACCATTCCTGCGCGGAGCTGGCGTCGTCGACGCCGTTGTCCGGTGGGTCGAAGCGTGGGCGCTTGGCGAACAGCAGGTCGGCGCTCATGCTGCTGATGTCGCTGGCGAGCGGGACGTGGATCTTCGAGCGCTTCTCGCCGGCGCTCGGCGAGGTGCCCCAGAAGGTGCGGTCGATCGAGCCGAGCAGGCCGCCGCGGTACTGGCCGGGCTTCGGGATCCGCACGTTGCGCTCGCCGGTGGTGCGGAAGAACGCGCGGCCGGTCTGGGAGTTCGCGCCGAGGTTCAGGTACGCCCACGCGAGCTCGCTCGCCTTCCCGCTGAACCAGGCTGACCAGAGGCGCTGGTCGTGGGCGACGGGGTCCCAGATGCCGGGTGGCCAGGTGTAGCGGGCGTCTTCGGTGGTGGGCAGCGCCACGGCGAGATCCTTTACGGCGGCCGGAACGGGGACGGGTGCCTTTCCGGCGGCCGCACGGCCCCTTTCCGGGGCTCGCGAGGGTGCTACTGATCAGGAGGGTACTCGCACGGCTGTTCGATCGGGAGTTATGCTGCGGGGAGCGCGCCCGGACCATCCGCGATCTGGTCCGGTCGCGCGACGGACTCCCACCACACACCGCGAGGACGGCACCGGGGTTGGGAGGCGCGCCTCGCCCGCTGAAGGGCAGCAACCGCGCCAGGGTTCCCCCAAACCTGAAGGGGGCCAACGACCGTCCGGCGAGCGGCCCCGTGCTTCGGCCCGGGGCCGATCGTTTTCCAGTGAGGAGGCGAGGATGGCCGGATCAACGCCTGATGACATCGCCTGCGCGCAGCTGGCCGGCGCGGTCAGCTACGCGCGTACGCAGGGCATGAGTCGCGAGGCGGCGATCGCGCACCTGCACGAGATCACAACGCGGCCGGATCTGCTCGCGCGCGCAGCCGGCATCAAGGCCGGCGCCGGCAAAGCGAACCCGATGAGCTACTGGCCGTGGGATCTGGCTGACGCGCGGCTGCTGGTCGACGCCGGCGCCGATCGCGAGCTGCTGCGACGGTGGATCGCGCAGGGCATCGATAACGTGCGTCGGCGGTGGGCGCAGGGGCCGGTGACGAAGCCGGATCCGGCCAAGGTCGACGCCGTCTACCGCGAAGTCACCGAAGGGCTCAGCTAGCGCCGCACGATAGATGCTGCTTGGGATGGGCCGGCTTCAGGTCGGCGATGCGCACGACGTAAGTGCCTCCGCCGATGTTGCTCGTGACGGCCTGCGCTCCGCCATGCGCGTAGTCGACGAAGTAGTCCAACCGGCCGCCCTGCGCGATGACGAGGTCTTCGCGTTCGAACCGGCCGGTGAAGCCTTCGCGGGCACAGCCCCATCGGCGCAGGGACAGGAACTTGGCGACCGCGGCGGTGAAGCTGGCCGTTTCAAGACACGTCGAGCATATAGCTTTGGTGAGGGTGAACTCGGGCGCGTCCTCGAGCGGGCTGGCATCAGTGATTACCCAGGTATGGGGCTTGCGGTAGGTCTTGATGCGCGTGACGTCGTCCATGTCAGATTCCTGTGCTGAGCGAGCCGAGCAAGCTCGCCGAGGCCGGCGGGGCGATCCCCGCGCGATACGGGAACAGGTAGTACTCGCGCAGCCGCGCTTCGCGCGCTGACTGCACGGCGCCGTCCCCCTGTACCAGCTCGAACTGACTGAAGGTCGCGCCGGGGAACTTGCGGGCGAACTCGCCGCCGGGCTTGCACCGGTTCTCCAGGTGCCGCAGCGCCTCGGCCTCGTCCGGGGCGTTGATCTCGGCGAAGTGCGTCTTGCGGAACTTGCCGTGCTTCGTGACGCGCACGCTGGCGAAGTGTCGAGGCATCTCAGGTCGAGCTCTCGGTGAGCTTGATCAGCTGCTTGGCGATGTCCGAGAACAGGAGCTCGATAAGGCCGGCGACCGGCGGCCGCGCCTCGACGCCGCACCAGCCGACCCAGACGGTGCGGTCCACTAACTGATAGCGCGTGGTCCGATAGTGGACCTGTTCCCACTCGTTGAACGGGTCCAGAAACGTGGCGGCATGGTCCTGAACGGCGGGCTCGACGTTGACCAGGCCGAGTCCCGGATTCTCCAGCTGCCGGATCTCGCCCTTGAGCTGCCCATTAAGGATCAGTACGGGTGTATCGGTCCGCGGCATCTCAGGTCTCGCTGTCCGGCTTGTGGAGCTCGATCGTCCACTCCATCGCGTTCGGATTGCGGTGAGCGTCCAGCCGCCACAGCACGGAGCGCGCCAGTCTCGCGCGCATGACGTGCGCTTCCTGTTCAGTGATGGTGGCTTTCCCGCCGAGCCGGTCGACGAGGATCGCGAGGATGACTGCTTCGGCCTCGGTGGTGTCGCGTTCAACGATCGGTAACGGCATCGGTTGTTCGTCGCCCTGCCATCTGTCGCCGTCGGGGGAAGCGTGCGGCGGTAGGTGATGCGGTGGTCGAATGCAGCGTTGGTCAGGTGCGTCGGGATGGGCGGCGGCGCAGCGCGGCAGCTTCTCGGCCACGGGTCAGCCCTTGCCGTTGATGGGGCCGAACGGGCCCGGCATCGGGCCGCCTTGGCCGGGGACGATGATTCCGCCGGCTTGTTGTGCGGCGTGCTGCATCGGCGTGACGATCTTGTGGCGGTCGTCGCAGAACGCCAGACCGTTGATCACCGTCCGGGCGCGCAGCACCGGCAGCGCGATCTCGCCCATCGCCTCGCGGTTGCGCGAGTCCTGGATGCAGACCGCGCAATCCAGCGCGAGGCCGGGCGCCTGCATCAGCTCGCCGACCATCGCCTCGGCCGGCTCGTCGGTGACCGAGTTGGCCATGGCGTTGACGAAGCCGCGGATCTGGTCGATCGAGGCGACGAGCGTCGCATGCGGCAGCTCGGACTGCGCGGCACCGGTGACGGCGTTGGCGAGCTGAGTCGAGATCTCGGTGAGCGCCTGGCGCATCTCCGCAGTCGTGGTCACAGCGCGTCGACCTCCTGCTCGCCGACCTGCTCGAGCCGGTTGGCTTCGTTGACCATCTCCTCGCGGATGGTCAGGACGCTGCCGTTCGCGTCGTCGAAGATCATCCATGGGCCGTCGAGCTCGTAGCCCCACGCGACGACCTTGCGCTTCGTGCCGTCCTTGAGCGTGAGCTCGTACTCGTAGACCGGGACGCGCTCGGTCTTTTGTTCGACTTCGGTCGGCATCGCGCCTCGCTCTGGTGTTCGACTGGCTGTGTCAGCGGCAGCTTACGCGCCGCGGCCGCCGCTGGCGACGAGCAGCCGACCGCGCCAGTCATTGCGCGTGGTGTGGATCCCGTACCGCACCGCGTCCGGCGCGTGGTCGTTGACCTTCAGCGGCCTGTCCTCGCCCTTCTCCTGCGCCTTGTCGTCCCACGCGTAGCCCTGCATCTCGTCGATCGTCGCTTTGCACGCCGCGCTGAACGCCAGCTGGTCGGTCGAGAGCAGCGAGGAGACGTTGCGGATGCCGTCCAAGACGCTGTTGTCGGCCGGCCAGGAGGCGATGCCGTCGCGGTGCAGCTGCACCCGGAACGACGTCGCGGAGGGGTCGATGACGTGGTAACGCGGGGTGACGCCGCGGCCGTCAGTGCGCGGGATCGGTACTCGAGTAAGCCACGTGCGGTAGGCGATCGAGTACTCGGCATCGGTCATCTGGCGCAGTGCCTTGCGCGCGTCGTGCCGCCAATCGCTGACGACGTACAGCCGCCCGTCGACGCCGATTCCGATGATGACCGCGTGGAAGGGGTTCGTCGTGCCGTAGTCGACACCCGTGCTCAGCCACGTCTGGATCGCGGGGATGCGCAGCGGGGGGATGACGTGCCGCCGGCGGTCGAACATGTCGTAGATCGCGCCCTCGGCGAGCACCCACCGGCCGAGGATGAACCGCTGATACCAGAGCCCGGTGTACTGGCGCTTGAGGTAGGCGACGAAGCTCGGGTCTAGGAACGGGTTGTCGTCGATCTCGAAGTGGAAGACCCGCGTGTCCGGGTCCTTCTTGTTGATCCAGTCGGTCAGCAGCCAGTGGTTCGGCGAGTCAGGGTTCGTCGTGCCGAATAGGCGCGCGCCGCGTACCGACATGCGGGCGACGAGCTGCTGAAAGGTGACCTGCGGCCAGGTCGACGCCTCGTCGGCGTACGCGCCGGCCACCGTCATGCCTCGGACCTTGGCCTCGGACTGGACGTCGTTCGCGCCGAGGACGTAGAACGTGCGGCCCATGATGGTGCCGGAGTCGGCGCCGGGCGTGTAGGAGACGGTGCGCGCGAGCGGCCCGAAGATCGAGGGTTCTTTCAGCACGTTGATGACGTTGCGGTTCACGGTGTCCTTGGTGCGGCCCATCATCACCAGGTCGCCGGTCGGTGGTGCGTTGCGCGCGTGGTTGAACCAGCAGAAGTCCGCCGCGACGCTCTTGCCGGAGCGCACCGCGCCGTGCCACATGTTCACGCGGCCGTCTGCGCGGTGAATGGACAGGACCTGCTTGTCCGACAGCGTCGGGCCGCTCACGCGTCGTCGGCGCCGAGCTCGTGCGCGCGACGCGCAACCGCGTCCATGAACCCGTCAAGCACCGACCGCGCCTCGTCGAGCCCGCCGTCCGAGTCGTGGTCGACCAGCCGCAGATGCGCGTTCACCGCCGTCGTGGCGGCCTGCATCAGCGTCCGCTTCCCGTCGACCGGCTGCTCCTGGAGCAGGTGCTCCTCGTAGGTGTTGTCCTTGCCGCCGAAGTTGTAGACCAGGGCCGGCTGCCAGATCTGCTCGCGCAACCGTTCGGCGTCCCGCAGCAGGTTCTGCGCCAGCTCGGCCCGCCGAGCCGCCATATCCACGCTGTGCGCGCGCACGGCCTTCTGCGTCGCGGCCCGGTCGAACGACCCTGCCGGGGCGTACTTCGTCACCGTCGTCGCAGACACCTGCAACCGCCGCGCGATCTCGTTACGCGCCATACCGGCGGCCGCCAGCTCCCGGATCTGGCTCACCGTCTCGGCCGGCATCGGATCAGGCATGCCGGCCTCCTGCGCGCGGGGTCGGGTCCGACTGGGCGTTGTGCTGGTCGAACGTTTGATCGAAGTGTACGGCGATCAAGGGCCGTAGCGAACGGCCCTTGCCGGGAAGCTCAGCAAGGGCCGTTCTTGGTGGATTGTCTCGTCAGCCGTCGATTTCGGTGGCTGTCTTGCCGCAGCGGCGGCAGTAGCGTTGCCGGTAGAACTTGCCGCGGCCGCCGTGTGTCCAGGCTGGCCAGTGCGGGTAGTCGTGGCCGCGTAGCAGGCAGCGGAGTCGGTTACGCATCGGCGGCCGCCCGGAGATGCCGCCGGCCTGCGTCGGTGATCCTCACCGGGTCCGTGTGTCCGTTTCCGACGTCGATCAGGCCTTCGGATTCTAGCGGGTAGAACGTCCGCGTGTTGAATACGCGGTCGGCATACGCCCATCTAGAGCGTGGTCGTGTTTCGAAGGTGATGCCGGCGCCGGTGTCGTGTTCGCCGATCAGTGACAGTAGTTCGCGGGACGCCTTCGGCATGATGATCACTGCTCGGCCGCCTTGGAGTGTTGCTGGCGGCGCAACGCGAGGTAGTCGAGGCCGGCCTTGGTGGGGATGA